TAAGTCATCACACGAAGTTTGGATGGTGAGATAAGTGTGTCAATAGAACCAAGAAACTCACACTCAAACTCTGTGTTGAACTGCGCCTCTGACGTATTCTTGATTGTCTCTGCCTTCCATGCCTCGTCTCTACCAGGCACTTCTGACCAGTGAACCTCAATAGGAACGTATGTGTTACGTCCCTCTTCTGCATCCACCCACAACTTGTAGAACATATTCATACCGTGTGGTGTAGAAACAATCATTACCTTCGTTGATTTACCTGATGAAATTGTGGGGTACACAGAGGAAAAGAACTGCTCAGCAACGTTGGCCGGAACATAAGCAAATTCATCAAGAAATATGATGTTATAAGACCCACCACGCACAGCACTAGCACTAGTAGATGAAGCGAGTATCTTTGAACCATTTTCCAACTCCAAGGAACCTTTGTTCCATGCCATAACACCTTGTTGCAACCATTTGGGCAAATGTTCGTATGCCAACTGCAAACGACCAAGAAGGTCACGAGCAGTTGCGGCCTTGTTCGCAAGGATTGCAACGTTCACACTATCGTTAAACAGAACGTAATGTAAAAGGTATGAGATAATTGTTGTGGACTTACCAGACTGTCTAGGAAGTTTGCAGATGGTAAAACGATTACTATGGAAGGTTCCCACCATCTCCTTCTGAAAATCATACATCTTAAACGGTACAAGTCCCTCGTCAAGAGAAACAATCCTGACGTAGTTCTGAATGAAGTACAGGGGGTCTTCCATGCACCTCTGATATTCTTGGAGTTCTTCTTTCGTCCAAGACTGTGCAACGTTAGCTCGTTTGAGGTTTGGGTTTCCTAGATAGACTTGTTCAGTCATTGTCTACTTTTCCAAAAATGCGTTCCGTAGTAATGATCTTTTGTATACGGTGTTTTTCTATTGTACCCCTGATTTGCCTTGTAAATTTTTGTTCCATCGTCATCATATTCCCAGACTCTTTCATCGGGATTATGACTCTGTATTGGACCTTCTTTTATATCATCTTTTTTCATGTTTCTATTTATATCTAACAAATGTTCCGTCCTCATATACAATACTATTAAGAACATAATGACCTTGATCAACACCTAGATATCGTGATTGTTTCTTATATACTAAAGGAAAAGAACTCTCTTTTTGTTTTGTGTTTAGATATTCCTCATTTTTATCATAGTCATATATGTATTTTTTCATTGGCCACTTATATGTTCCATAGTCACCATTATGTCCAGCATATGGATTAGATAAAGACCACTGTTCAAAATAGTCTGTGTAGAAAAATGCACGCTCTAGGTGGTGTGTAGAGGGGTCTTTTAAAAATCTTAGTGAGTGATGTCTTGTAGACAAATCATCTATACTTCTAGCAAGCCACCAAAGTAACTCCCAACATGTCTCTGGCACATATGGAGATGTATCAATATATTTCTCAATAGTGTTTAAAATATCAGAGTCTTTTATAATATTAATCCAATCACTATCTTTAATCTTAAAGAATTCTTCCATAGACATTGTTGATGATATTGCAAGAAATAATTCGTCTCCACCGTTACCATTCACATTAATTGATTGTCCATTCCACAACTCAATATTATCGTAGATATAGTTCTTATGAGAATGCCACTGTAAATTAATTTTCTTATTCACCAACAAATCATAAAAACGTGGATTTTCTTGCACACTGTTTGTTGATAGATAAACTGTAAGACTTGTATCCAACCTTCTAGTTTTCAATAGACTTACCAATGCACATGTGCTGTCTATACCACCAGACCACCATAATCGTATTGGTTTACCAATATCCCATAATTCTACAGCCCTGCGATTAGTCAACTCTTCAAATGTACCTACAGGTTTTGGTGAGATATTATCTGGTAATGGGTTCTCTACCAAATCTAGTTGATTATCAAACCCATGTCTAAAACGTGGAGAGTGTAAACCAAAACTAGTTGCTAATTTATACTCATCTCTTGCACTTATTTCTGGAAAAGAATTTAGATGATAATATATAATCTTACTCACTTTCCCCCCTCAACATATCAACAATCTCTGCTTCGTCCTTGGTCATACCCCAAGTCGGCGGGATTTTGAGATACTCTTCTTCTTCCGCCGTGTTCTCTCTTCCCAGAACCTTGTTGCGATGGGGGAACCGGCCGAACCGGGCGATTACATCACGGTGATCAATCGATGAGGCAAGCGACTTTTCGTCGTCAAACGCTTTGTATTTTTCAACCGCAATGTCCTGATCGCTCAGTTTCTCGCTATGTACCAGCGGCAGGTAAAAGAATTTGCGCGCCTCGAGACTTATAGCAGCATCGAAGTCCTGCGCGAGGGCGTGATGCGACAAATTGCAGGCTTTGGCATCCGTGTGAAACGCCTTGCCGGTGCCTCGATAGATATTGCGCGGGAACTGGTCGAGTGAAATTACCAGTGCCAAGCATTCCGAGGGTGTTTCTTTCAGATGGTCCAACTCACCCGCAGCAGCACATTCATGCACGGAGGCAAACCGGGCGATCAATTCTGCATCGAATTCGGGCGTAGATTTAAACCAGATACGTCGTTTTTTCACACTCTCAGACATATCGGATGTGCCGAACCAGAACTTCAGGATGTCTTTGGCAATGGAGTCCATTAGGTCTTTGGTGTAGTTATTCTTACTCACTTTTACCCTTCAACATTTTTTGTAACTCAGCGGTGCTACCAACAAACAATGCATTAGTTACACTCTTAGGTCCGTGGTCTGGAACCTCTTTGAGTTTCTTCATCTTCTCTTGTAGGTCACCTAGTTTCTCAGTGACCTCTGCAACATTCTTAATTAACTGTCCTGCAACCTCGTATGCTCTTGGATGCTCACCCTCTCTTGCAAGTTCAAGGATACCCTCAATCGCAGTGGAACCCTGTTCAACCAACCGATAGAAATTCTCTCTTTGGTATTTGTAGTCAGCATCAATATCTTCACCACCTTCTATCTCTACTGGATAACGGGAAACATCAGACATTTTAGGCTTTTGGTTTAAAGATGACTCTGGTGGAATAACATCCCCAACCACTCCAAGTGCTTTCTCTATTTCATTTACCATATTAATTCCTCTGTATATTTATGATGGGGCCCAAGCTTTATATGGAAGTTTTATTTCTCTATCGCGTAAATATTTTTTTTGAAAAACTTTGGGTGTTTGATTTTTAATCCATGGCATAACATGCAACCATTCTTGTACGAACTTTTTATCATAAAATACATTTCTATTCTCCAATCCATAGGCCAATGACAAAGTTTCAAACAGGTCAAGTAAACGTCTTGCTTGTCCTCCATAAAAGTGTTGCCACGGAAATACTGTTGATAAATCCTCTGGCCAGATAGAAAAACCAGCTGGGTTTTTATTCATAATGCCGTTGTACTTCAAAGGATACCCAGCTGGTAACGCTGGATAATTATCAAAAATTTCATCTCCTCCGTTTCCAGTAAATATAACTTTACTGTTAAATTCAGAAATACATTTTTCTCTCATTACCCACTGAGCTCGCAGACGTAAATTTGCAGACACTAATCTGTTTCTATTATTACTCCATTTGGATTTTGATTTTTTTTCATCCCAATTGGGGGGACAATCGGTGGGGAAGCTTTCTATCTTAATATTTTTATTATATGTGTCTGTATATTTAATAATTTGATTCAATGATTCAATATCTTCGTTCCACGGACTTGCTAAACAAGTTACACTGTTAAAATGTTTTTTATGGTCAGATAAACACAATGCAATAGGTGAACTATCTAAACCACTACTGAGAAGTATAGTTAAATTTTCTGTATAGCGTTTAAGAACTGCTTCTTCGAAGGAATTGGTAAGATCATCCAAATTATCTTTATACTGATTTAAATCCCATTTATGAAGTTCTGTATTAACTGGTTTCAATATACCAGTTTTTACATTATAATTATGATGGCTATTATGTGGAATTCTATAGAATGTGTTATTCCATTCAGTATCGTTGTACATAGCAAACTTGAGATCAAAGGGTTGAGACACGCCGGGCGGACCAAATCTTCCACCTTTAGGGTCTGTCATTGGAAAAGTACTGAAATAGAAATAATCATCAATTTTATAATAAAATGCTTGTCTTGTACTCCACGGATCAGTAAATAAATCTATATTATTAGTTTTCTCATCATAAATTATGAACAAGAATTCGCCATCTAAATATTCTGTAAATTTGTCACCATATTCTAAATATTTGTCAATGCAAAAAAAGATACTACTGAATAATGGATGACGATTATAAATTTCTCCAATCAATATATAATACTTGTTATTATGTTTGAAAGGTTGTACAACATCTTTTCCAGTAATACTTGATAGGTGGTGTGTTATATAAACACCGTTAACATCTATAGTATTACTAGCATCTGGTCCACCCAACTTCAAATAATCATCAATTAATATTGAGTTTGGGTTGTTAGTTATTTTGAAAGTAGACATAATCTATTTATACCGTTTACGGTTGCTTTGGAGGTTGCCTTGGAACCCAAATCCAACATCGGGGTTAGACCATTCGAATATACTACATTTTCTTAGATACTCTTTAGTAATATGTTTGTATTCTATATTTTTATAATGCGGTTTCATATTTAACCAATCTTGTGCGAGTTGTTTATCATAAAAAACGCTTCTTACTTCTTGTCCAAAAAAACAACAATATGTGTAATGATAATCTATGGAATTTATATAACCATATAATTCTCTTTTATCTTCATACAATCTTCTGTATGGAAAGATTTCATTTTGATTTTCAGGCCATAAATCAAAATCAGAATTAGTTTTACTCCTATACATATCAATAGTTTCATCACTACCGCTACCCATAAGAATTACCTTACTACCAAAAGACAATGCAAGTTTTCTTAGTTCAGATGATATTGTATGTTGTTGAGTCGGATAATAATTTTTATCTCTCATATGTTCCTCTGTTACATAAGTATGGTTAATATAATCCCCACAATACTCAACTACTTTGTTAATTGCTTTTTGATTTTCAAAATTCTTAACAATGGATGTGAGTGCATTAAAATTTTTCTTGTTTTTTGCTAAACAACATGCAACAGCCAAACTATCAACTCCGCCGCTCATAAAAAGTGTAGAATTGGGATACCATCTTTTATTTACAGCATCTTCGAATGACATGATAACATTATCAAGGTTATCACTATTCTGTTCTAAATTCCACTTGTGTAAATGATCATTTACAATATTAAATTCTTTTATATCAATATCAAATACAACATGTGAATTTGCAGGCAATCTGTAGTGACCTTCCAAATTTTTAAAATATTTGAAAATGTCTGGTGTTTTGTTTATTAGAGAAGTAAAATAAAAATTATCACCATCTTCAAAGTAATATGCTTGTTTTGTAGAAAATGGGTCAGTGAAAAAATGAATTTTTCTATTATCAACAACAATGAATAGGAATTCACCATCTAAATGTTCTGTAAATTTATCACCATACTCATTGTATTTTTCAATACCAAAATAGATATCACTTGGCCAAGAATCATCGTAATTATAAATCTCACCGATTAATATAAAATATTTCCCACCGTGATAAATTGGTTGTGGTGTTATTTCACCAGTAATATTTAACAAGTGATGTGTTATGTAGATACCGTTAAGTTCTACGGTATTTGATTTTGTAGGACCACCATCTCTCAGATATTGATCTACAAAAATTTCATTTGAGTCATTAGTTATTTTAAAAGTACACATTTCTCATTCATAAATTAAGTACGGCAATTTTCCGTCCTCATTTCGACCCCTATACATATAAGTTTTTGGGTCAGCTTCATGTCTCCAAGGACCATAACTGCCGTGTTTAGCACAATACAAATCAAAATCTCTTCCTGTCTTACCCTCACTGACGAAAGTTTTATAGGTTCTCCAGTATGCAATCTCACGGCCGCTACGAGACTTTGAATGTCTAATACACAAATCTCGCAACTCTTTTGGTAAGAATTCATATTGTTCAAACCGACCCATCATATGTTTTGCGACCTCATCATAGTTAAAATCATCACCAATTGATACTGGAACTAATTCTTTTACACCCGCTAAATATATATCAACTCCGGCGCTCTCAGGATATTTTCTCAACACATCGTACCCGCAAGTTGAAGTATTTTCTAATGATATACCAATTGATATTGCGTCAACACAAGTTTCTTTAATCCATATTGGATAACCTTGAAATCGTGGTTTAATAGAACCAATATCATAAGTTCCTTTTATGAACCCCTGTCTTATAGGAACACGTTCTTTGACGTAATTATTTGGCCAGTTTATACGCTCAAAATTAAAATCTCTAGTTTCAGATTTTAGAAAAAGAATAATGTTTGTAAGTTTATTAGACTGTTTTGAGTTGTACTCTTTACTTTCAAATTCTTCATAAGAGTATCGTGCAACAATATCAGCGTCAGTTTCAGTTAACCAACGATAAAGTGAATAAGTTGAGTTTATACCACCTGAGAATGGTATGAGTATTTTCATACTAATCCCACAAATTTGTGTTTACCTTCACAAGAAAACAGTCTTTACCAAAACAATCTTCCATATAAGAACTACAATGAATTCTTGAAGTCTCAAACATTACAACTTGACCAATATTCCAAGGAACAGATTCCGCAAAACTAAATCCATGTAACATCTCAATTGGATGGTGTTGCAAATGTTTTTCCCAAATTTCTACATCAAAGGGTTCATCGGTATATCCAACTAAATCGCTATAATCATAACCAAATTCCCATCCTTTTGCACCATGCTTTCTATAGAATTTTTCGTCGTCATTTTCGGGTTCAATTCCAGACTTTGCAGACCAAGGAGTTTTTTGATGAAAATATACAGTCTCAGTTGTTCCCGCACTTCCATCTTCTTTGTAACATCTTAGTGGAAAGAATACTGTTGTGTTTGCGGGTCTTGGCATTTGTCCTGTTTTGTTGTGTGATTTCCAATCATCACCTAGATAATTTTCACCATCATTGTGTATATGAATTGGTTCTTTGTAATACCCATACCTACCTTGAGTATTTGGTTCAAACCCAATAATTGGTTTTAGAATTTCATTAAAAAGATTACAAGCTTTGGTTCTTTCATCTTCAGTGAAAATTTCGAAATTAGTATGACCTTGCATAGAATCACTTATCTCATCTATTGGCAACCCACTATCGGATATTTTTCTATATCCCAAATAATTTTCGTTAATTTCATACGCGAATTTTCGAACTCGTTCTAAAACTTGTAACTCTTCTTCTAAATTTATTAGATTATCAATTACCGATAAAGGCACATCTGCATAATGAAACATGTTATCACTCATCACTTCCTGTTTCTGGATTAAAGTTCTTTGCATCCTCAAAGAATGATGTTGTCTCACTGAAACCAAAATCATCATCAGCATCAGCACTCGTTGGGTTTGGTGTAACTGTGTATCTCTGTTCCCTCTTAGGTGACTGATCAGGTAGGTCTGTATACTGGTCAACCTGTACAGTCTTAATAACCTTACTAGAGGTAACAGGTCCGTAGAGATGGAACTTAGCAGTAAAAGAGAGAGTGTAGATAATAGCTCTACGGTTTGCAAAGTCACCCTGATAATCGTCTTCGTAACCAATACTATTCAGAACAACAGGGACATCTCTCTTGATACCCATGTCTGTGTTGTCATTGATTGTGACTGTATAATCAGGTTGGAAGTATGGTAGAATCTGTTCTACAATCTGCAACGCATCATCTGACTGTTTTGAGAGAATGTAAAGTTCAAAGTCAATGTTGTATGGAACAGGCATGTACTGCGTGTCCAACTGGTCAGACTTTGCACCCTTCACCTTCTTGAACTTCTGCACACGTTGTAGTTTGCGTGATGGGTCATATGTCATACCAGTAATCTCAAACCCAATACGAGGTAGAGTTACAGCAGTCTGATTAGACAAAGATGGATCATCATTCAGACGGACAAGGAACTTCTGCCGTGGACCATATGCAAGAGGAACCTTCATAGACTGTTGAATAGTTCCACTGTTGTCCTTACGAACAAGATGAATATCATTGAAAAGTGAGCCGAAAGAAACGACCACCTTACGAATTGTTTCGTGGTAGAACTGCTGTCCTAACATTACGATGGTTCTCCTGCATCACCGAATGGGTTTGATTCGCTGAAGTCTAGGATAGTATCATCCAGACTGTCGAATAGTTCATTCTGATTGACCTTATCCGTTGATTGGTCACCTACTATATAGTCCTCATTGATAAAGTATGATGGATCACCAGTATCAGCAGAACTTTCAATTAGGATAGACTCACCAACAGAACTGCTGTCGTCTTCACCAATGATGTTGTCTCCGTCTGTCTCCTCAAGAAGAAGACCAGAGTTATCTTCGAGTCTGATATTCTCATTGACTGCACTTGACTGTTCAAGTGTGAACTGATAAGTGAGTGCATCCATTGAGTCTGCATCTTCGATTGCATCAATTGCAGCAATGTCTGTGTCGAGAACTTCTGAACCATAATCAAATGTGCGACAACGCATTTTGTATACTGGGTTGTTGTCGAGTTGATGGAATGGCTCATCGTGGTCAACGAAGTTAATCTCAAACAATTTACCGAGGATGGGGTGGTAGATTGCATCACCCTCTTGTGGTCTATCTGCGTCTGTAGAAGATGCCTCTGAGATTAGATACCCACTCTCGTATGAGGATGGAATGTCAACCTCGTCACTGTCTAGTGTTCCATCCTCAAGTAGAATAGAACCTGTGAGTGTATCTGTACCACTCTCAATCGTGAACTGTTTGGTGATGTCTCTAAATCTACTCTTACTGACAACGAAGGTGACTTCACTGAGGTTCTGCAAACCAAACTGAGTCATCAATTCTCGTTCACCAGCATACCCACCACCAGAGTTCTCAACATACATTTCAATCTTTGACTGAGTGTTGAACTTGGATAGAGAGTCTTCACCAAGGAACGTGTCCTCAGCCACAAGTGTGCGGTCAAGATAATAAACATCGTGACCGTAAATCTGAATTGCTTCTGCAATCAAATCTGCATACAGATTTTTTTCTGTGGTAAGTGCATGTTGATTGCTTGTGTGAAATGCTTTATTGACTGCCATGTTTATCCAATCATGTAGTTAACTGGTAGTTCGAACGCAAGTTTCATCTCTTCTTCAAGTCTAATAATCTCTTCTTGCGCCTGAGTGTAAATTGTTTCACCGTTCATCGTCACACCACCGAGCATCTCTACGCCACTAAACTTGGAAAGGTTTGCACCCCACTGTCTCTTAATCAGTGCGGTTGCGTACTTCTTTAGATACATGTCATTGTATAGGTCTGTGAATGTGCCGGGATCAAGTTTACGATAACAATCAATGATAATATAATCAACGTCAGCAGTTACCTTATTCTCCCAATCCATGTCAATATACAAACGGTT